TGCCAACTTTAGTTTAGCCCTACGCTGATATATAGACTGCACTGTTGCTTTAAACAACTTGGCTACCATGCTAGCCTTTACATCAGGGTTCTCTGCTAGATAGTCATTTAACTTCTGTGATTTCTTGCTTATTGTTCTCATCTTTAAGTCCTTTTTCTTTGTTTATAAATTGCTCTAAGACTTCCCGAATCTTTTTGCTTTTGTTCGGATAAGCCTCAAAAAACTGTGCTACTTCTACGCTAACTCTAAGGGGAAAGTAAACCATTGCTGGCTTACTTGCTTTGCCCCTACCTTTTCTTATTACCTCATCCATCATTCTCCTTTCGAGGTTTCTCTGTTAAGTTTAAATAAATAGTCATCACGATACTCACTAGGCGGAACGAACCCATACTTCTTAAAAGTTTTTAATACATCAGAACCGCCTGTGTATACAAACCTTGAGTTCTTATCAAGTATCATAGGGATTACCCTTTCTTTTTTTGACTCTGCTACTACTGATAATTTCTTTTTAAATAACATAGCACTCTCCTAACAATGTTAGATTTGTTGCAACACAACATAAGTGGTTGCGTTAACACGACACCCAATACCGCTAAGTATTTGGTTGTCATCTACTAGCTTGAGCATGCCCACACTTCTACGGATAAACTCAGGCAACTCTTCGCTTACTTTAATTTGAGTAGGCTCATTCTTGCGAAATATAGCATAGTTTTGACCATCCACATATATAAGATAATGTTCGTCTTTATTAAATGCATCTTTAACTTGCTGACCAGCTAGCTTACGCTCAAACTTTTCGGGCATTTTATTTATATCAAAATTTGCATTAGGGATAGCTTGGTCTACATAACCTACAAATTCTTCCCAATGTTTTTGCACAATAAATTGTTTTGATAACTCGGTAAATCTATTCCAATCCCAATCAAACTTACTGGATAAGTCATTAGATACACGACTGACACATTGTTGCGCTTGGTTTTTTGCATCAGCTAACTTCTCATCTAAGTTCTTCTTACCAAAGAATTTATCTATATGCTTGAGGGCTTTCTTTTCGTGGATTGTTTTCATGCCGTTGCCACGCTCACGCAACTGTTGCACTCGGAAGTTATCTACACAAAACTGTTGCCCATGGCTAGAGTGGTAAGTTTGCGTATATATAGAACCCAACTCCTCACGCTTATCCATTACCTTAAAGCATGTAGCAGTAAGGTCTGACTTAACGCTTTTGCCGTTGATGTTGTCCCACTTATAGTTAGTGTTGTCCTCTTCAAATGTCCATTGTGGATACTTGAGTGCTAGCTTCTCAATTAAGGGTTGCAGGAAGGAATCAATCTTTGAATCTATCTTGACCCCATCGCCCCTGTCTGTTGATTTAAGTTTTACATTGTCGTATGTCATTTACTTCTCTCCTAAATAAATATTAACCAAAACATATATGGCAAAAGCCCAAGTCACCGCCCCTGTTATTGCAAGTATTGTTACTAACACAGTAAACATAAGTCCCCCTTACCAATTAAACTTGTTAAGAATGTCATCTACCTTAGACTTCACTTCTTTACGGCAGTCTGCGCTATCCTTGATATCTTCAATATCTAAACCTAACATTGTTAGTTCCAACTCCCGTCGTGCTTGTTCTAGCAATGGGTCTTTGGTTACATTCAAGTGGGTCAATAGACTGCACAACTCCTGATTGCTAGTGATAAGGGTATCGTGATAACGCTTAGTATTCTTACCATCCACCTGTTGATTCTCTTCGTCAGTCAGCTTGTCAGATAGATGGCTCAACGCTTTATGCAACTTCTCCCATGGCTCACGCATTGCATCTGCTAGCCTGTCGTTAAATGCCAACTCATACTTGTCTTGCATCTCGACCATATCTTGTTGCGGAATATCCAAGCGGAAGTCCCCACTCTCAGGCAACGGAGAGAATACCAATCGGAATCCAAACTTGCTACGCAACTCATCAATATCAGGATAGTCATAAGGATTAAACAAGTCGCCCATGTGATGCTTTGATAACTCAATCAGGTCTGCATAGTTTGTATAGAAGTCGGCAATCATTACGTTCATATTCTTCTCATACACATTCATGTTCGCCTTGTAGTCCATAAACAAGCTAGTAGGAAGAAGCCTCGCACCTTTGTCTGACCACGATAATGTAGTCTGATTGTGGTAGAGCCTAGCCCTAGCAGCGTAGTCAGCTATCTTCTTACGCTTGTCTGTGCCAGCCATTAGGTTCTTACGCACTTGTGCGCTATCTTTACTTGCCGAATTACTTGCAAGCACACTATCGGTTGCACCTTTGTCCAACTTGTTAGCAGTCCATACACTAATGTTTAGTTCTACTAATACTGCAGATGACGAAATACTCATATCACTTCTCCTCAGGTTTACCAGCCAACTTCGCTAGGTTATAAAAGTTCTTGCTAAGCACACGCATGTTGCATACATCCTTGTCATGCTGAAATATATGGTAGCTAGTCCCGCCCTTTTCTATCGGTTGGTATTGCTCCTTGTATATCTCTGCATCTTTAAGTAAATCTAACAATGTTAGAGCCTTGTCTGCATCTAATACATACTCGTTATTCCACCCAAGACTTACCACTACTTTGCTCATACGATTACTCCTTAATATGAATTGTTTTACCAACTGGGGCATAAGTCTTTGAATTTCTGACAATAGTCCATAGAATTGGCGCATCCCACTCGTCTCCCCAGTTACCGATATATCCATCCGTCAGCATGATGATTGCCTCAGGTCTAATTGCGTTCTCTTTCAAGTAATGCATCACGCAAGTCGGGTCTGTGCCACCACCGCCTTTTGGTTGGGTAGAACTAACAATGTTAGAAACTGTGTTGCCATCGTATTCTTCATGACCAGCCACCGCCCCATCCCAATAAATCAAATCGACTTTCTCGGGATGGACTTCCTCAGCAATGCCTTGCACCTCGGAAAGAAACTCTGATAGTTCCTTGCCCCCTACTGAGCCACTTGTATCTACACCGATAACGAGATGCCCTACCTTCTCCCCTATTAGAGTAGGCATATACATATCACTACCGAGGAAGCGACGATTGACTCTGCGCCAACTGCTAGCATCTTTGGCATTACAAGTAGAACGAACGAATTCTTTCAGCACCTCTTTCCAATCCACCTCAGGGTGCATCAAGTCCTCGAGTTCACGATTAAGTCCACCGCCGCCCTTGCCTACTAACTTCTCATGGGCAATAAGTCCTTGGCGAATCGCTTGGTCTACTTCTTTGGCTAATTGTTTCTTCTGCTCCTCGGTTAGTTCTTTCGCACCTTCCCAATCGTGTTCATCAAAGCCACCATCGCCACCGCCATACCCACCCTCAGGTTCTTCCTCTTTGAGTATGTCGAATACTTGCTTAGCGTTCATGCCACGAAAGCGTTCATCGACTAGCCCTACTACCTTACCCTCATGCATAGGCATAGCTAGCATTTGTTGGTCTTTATCCATGTCCACTAGCTGAAGATTGATTACATAGTCGCATGCCATGTTTGCAATCTGTGCGTTTTCTTCCCACAACTTGCGCCATATAAACAGATGACGATAAGCCTTGTGCAATGTTTCATGTAACACCACGAATGCCAACTCTTTGTCGTCTAAGCGTTTAATGAAGTCACGACTGTAATTCTCATCACGACCATTCGTGTTCGCTGTGGTAACAAAGATACTATCTACTACTCTAGTTTTACCAACAGTCATCAAGCCTGACCACAAAGCGAATTTAGGGTTACGCATAATGGCAATCTTAATCTTGCTCAGTCTGCGTTCTTCCTTGTCCTTTACTGCTTGCTTATCTTCTACTATGTCTAACATTGTTAGTTTCCCTTTTGCTTGTCATCAAAAAAATCCTCGAACTTATACCCACGCTCATACATAAGTTTGCGTAGCTTACCTAGGGCATGGTTCTGTATCTGCCTTACCCTTTCTCTGCTAACCTTAGTATCCTTATCAAGGCGTGGTCTGCCCTGTTGTTTGACTTTCTCCTCGGTCATAACAAATCTTCATTCTTCTGCACCCAATCAGCAAACTTAGCTGAACTAAATGCAACTGACTGCTTGCTTGGGGACTTCGCAATGTTGATAGCAAAGCATGCTTGCCACTCGGGTTCAAAGCGTTCAAGGTATTGCATGAACGGACTGATGGTGTCCTTAGTAACCTTAGCGATAGCACCGAATACAATAATTGCACAAGCGCCCGCACCCTCGGGAACTTTGGCATGTCGTGGGTCTGCAACTACCGACTCCCATGTAGGAAGCTGGTCTGAGAACTCTATGTATGCTTGCATATCCCTACTAGCTGATTCGCCCACCGCACCACTCATTGCACATATCAAGCTATCGGCATCTAACTGTGACCTGACCTTAACAATGTTAGATACCCTCTCCAATGAACGAGGCGATACGAATGCTGACTGCACTTTCTTTGGATTAAAGATATACGGATTGTCTGACTGTGAGCCATCAAGATAGCTAGCCATTGCATGCGGGAACTGTTTAACCCATGCGATAACCTCAGGTGCTATGTCGTTATTGATAGCCCAACCAATCCACTCATCTGCATCAGGCTTTCTTACATGTAGCGGAATAATACGATTCATACTATGCGCCTTCAGGGAGTCGCCTACACCATCACTAGATAGATTGCCTGTCAAGAAAGTAATAGACTCAGGCAGTAATGAGATATCACCTAGTCGTGGGTTAGCTACCTCGAGCATCGGGTGGAGCATGTTCTTAATAGGGTCTGCGCCTTTCGTATACTCATCTAACATTGTTATGACTGGCTTGCCAAGATGAATCTTGAATCTACTGTTAGGGTAATAGGCAGTAGTCTTTGTTTCTCTGTCGATAACGGGCATAGCGATATCACCCAAGTCCATGTTCGGCACATCAATGTATGACACCTCATGGTCAGGTAGGCTTGCGGATAGCGTCTTAAGGATAGATGATTTGCCTATCCCTGGCTCACCTCTTAAGAAGTAGCGGTTCATTGGTGTTGAAAGAATGATGTTGCAAGCCTGTGCGATTGATACAGTCTTACCGAAATTGATTTCTGCCATTTTGATTCCTCGTTTTAATTGATTGATGATTACTACGGCTGCCTATAAACATACTACTGTTACTACACTACACCTAACAATGTTAGGAAATTCACCACTTATGATGTAATAAATTCCCACTATACATATATTGTAACACAATTAGTATCCCAATGCAAGTTCTTAGGTTTGACTAACATTGTTAGAATGGAATCTTCCCCATCCACTCTCATAGTATTTGCCATAGGGGTCTTTCTTTACTTGTCCTTCTTCTCTTACCCTCTCCACAAATACCTCATCTCTGTGATAGCCAAGCACTAAGTTATCGAATGCTCTCTTAAAGCTAGCCTCGTTTATATGAGTGCCTGTTGCGGTATAGCTTCCACTATAAGTATTAGAGCCGAATGCCCAAGCCATAGCTAAGACTGCTTTGTAATGAGCAACATGCTTATCCGCCCCGCTTTCCTTAGCCAATGCAAAGAACGCATGCACATCATCAATAAAGTTAGTCCTGTATGATTTGCTTATACCCTCGGGCAAACCAACAAACGAACCATTGCTAGTTCTGCCAAAGGTTTCTTCATACTCTGCTAGAAGAAAGCCCTCAGCTTTGAGGCGCACCAATGCACAACCATACTTAAGGAACTCGGCATACTGTTTTCTAACTTTGTTAGCTTCGCTTCTGATAACTGAATGGGTCTTATCCGCAACTAGATTAAGGATGCGATTACCCTCTATCTTTAAGACACCTTCATCTATCCTACTTTCTATACCAGCTACGCTTACACATAGTGAGCCGTTAAATATACGAGCCGAGTAGTTTGTAACCTCATTGATAAAGCTAGCGGTAGATGCACTTGCCCACCCATCACTACGCAATTCAACTAGCCCTGTTGGGTAGAATGTAACAACTGGGGTCTGATAAAGCACACACTCAACACCCATCGAGCCATCGTCTTTGAGTCTGATGGAATACATATCGACACTCTTGCGCTGACCAAGCGGGCGCTTAGGTTCTTTTACCCTACCTCTGATATCGGTAGTGGACTGATACTTATGGAACGCATCCCCATAATCACGCATCCAACTGATGCCTGAGTTTCTACTATATCCAAACATTTATAACTCCTTAATTGTTATATGCCTACGCTACTATTTGTAACTACCATACACATACGCTAATATTCCTAACAATGTTAGGTAGTCACCTGTTCCTTCGCTTCTTCGTTCGTATCTTGCTCTCCTAAAAATCCTTCGCCACTAAAATACATAGATGCATGGGGGCTAAAGTGTTGGTAGTCAGGGTCATCTCCGAATTCTTCCTCGTCTATATCCAACTGGTTGCCATCACCCTCGCCTACTCGCAAGAAGTATCCGCTTATACCCTCTATGTCTTGCATCGAATTCCACATATCGTTAAATGCCACCACCAATGGATAGTCGGAATACCACTTCCAATCTTCTGCATAGAAAACAATCTTGCCCTCTGCCCATCCAAGGTGCGGGCTTTCCTTACTAAGCAAGTCATACTCTGAGTCTGTCGCAATCTCATAGAACTTAGTTAGTTTCATGAACCCGACCATCTCTTTGAACTTAGCCCTATCAAAGTAAAGAGAATGAGTGCCATCCCCATTCTCCCTGTTCTCCTCATTGACTGATAAGCAAAACGCTATCGTGCTTCGGTATCCCATCTCACTCACTCCTCATGTTGTATAACAATGTTAGGGCTTGCTTGCGAAATGCTTCAACTCCTTGGTTGTATCCCTCGATGAATAGCATGCGGTCATCATCGTCAAAGATATTGCCTTGCTCATCATCAAACTCATAGAACGCATCTTCTGCATCCAACAAAATATCGTCAAGACTTTTAATCATGTCATTCTCCTTGTAGTGCGGTTAGTTTTGCCTTTGCTATTGCTAGCGTAGCCATTGCTTCCATTGCTCTTAATGCTTGCGTCTCGTTTTTATAGGCATCATTGTTATCTTCCAATGCCCTACTCAACTCATCTATCTGCGTAAGCAACTCACTAATGCGTTGCCCTTTGTAATACTTATACTTATGCATTGAACCCACCCATTCTGTAAGCCACTCCATCTAAAAATCCATCTCGGTATGCATCGCATGCAATGCCCTCTTTGGCTAGCTTGTCGTTTCGCCCACTCTCTGCATACTCATAGGCTTTGGTCAATGCGTGGTCAAAGATTGTTCCTCGGTCTTTTGGGTCTTGCATGTCGTCTAACAATGTTAGAACTTTCTTGCGTTGCTCTGCACCTAGACTAAATACCATGTCGCATAACTCGTAATAGTCTTTGTCCTTTACTTTCATTTCTTCCTCTCCTCTATGCATTTGCGTAACACATCAGCAAACTTGTCTGAGCCATACTTAGCTTTTAAATACTCTGAGTAGTTCATGTTGTCCTCTTTGGGTTGGTGTATTTCAAATCTTCCATCGGGTTGTGAATATACTGGTATGCGCCTTTGCCGTAAGGTATTTGGACTACAAACTTCTTAGCCTTAGCTTGCTTGTCACCACAATCTAGGCATACAAAGTAGCCAATAGCCACTCTCCTTGCATCAATCTCCATACCGCAATCACAATCAATTCCGTATAACATTGTTAGATTCTCCTGTCAAAATTATCTTGGTTGTGTTCGTTCGATTACACTTGCAATATCTCTGCCACTCGATAAACACAAAGACAATAGCGTTGGCATCTGCTCACCTAGCATCAAGCCAATACCACAAAGGTATGCATGTTGCGCTTGCTTATACTTCTCTGTGTTCGGTTTAAGTTTATTGACATGGTAGTAACGAACCCAGTTACTTGCCACCATTTGAGTAGTAGTAAGTTTGCGTTGCATGGTCTGTGGCTCATCGTCAAAGTCGAATACGAACTGGCGCTTCTCTTGCTCTGCAATGATTGACTGTTTTAGTTTGCCCATTATTTGACTCCTGTGTTAGCTAATAGAAACAATACAAAATGCATCACGAAATAAAGTGGTGCAACTACTAAGGCAACGATGGCGATAAAACGATTCATATACTTCTCCTTGTAAAAACTAACATTGTTAGGAACGGCTGATAAATGTAAACGATAAGAAACATATTCCCACTCATACCTATATTGTATCACATTGTTAGACCTATTGCAAGTTTTGGGTTGAGTGAGCAATGTTAGAAAAAGTGGGGTAATGTTAGAAAAAACAGGGTATTGTTAGAAAAATAAAAAGAAATTCTAACAATGTAAAATCCAATAAGTAAAAGGCTTTGGTGTTAGAAATAGATATATTGTTATAAAGTTAGAGAAAATAGAGATAGAGAGAGGCTTGCAGAACTTTTTGCTTTAGTGCTGGAAGTTTGCACTGCGTGAAAGGCTCTTTTCAGATTCCGTTCCCTAGTTTTTCTCCATTTTCTAACAATACCCCCAAAAACGCTTGTAAGTCCTTGATTCTAAAGGCTTTTTATATTGTTAGAGTCCTTTTTCACTTTCTAACAATGCTTGTAAGTCCTTGATTATAAAGGCTTCTATTGTTAGAGTTTTGTAGCCCAGTTTCTAACAATGTTAGTTTTGCCTCTAACAAAGGAAATTCCCTCGTTTCGCCCTATCGTTTCTTGGAACTATCATTATTCTGCTAGGCGGAAACAAAAAACCCACGCGGTGCGAACCGAATGGGCACAAAAAAAGCCCTGACGAATCAGGGCTTCGGTCAAATCTAACATTGTTAGATTTTGGTAATGTCACCACCTAGAATTGAGAATGCTTCGGTTAGGTGTGATTTTGCTTGATTTGACAATTCAGCATCATCGTCTGATTCGTTATTCAAGATGCGACCCAAAATCGTTTTAAGGTCAGCAAGGTTACGGGCATCAATAGTCAGGCTTGCTTTTACTGTATTACCTGCAGTTTGATAACCACTTGCTTCCTTAACTCTCTGCCAGTAAACATACTTATTACCCTCGAGGTCAGCAGATTTTAGGGCATCAACGAATAAAGCATATTCAGCCTTAACACCTACTTTAGCCTTGCCCTTGAGATTAAACCACTTAACAACCTCACCATTTTCTAGCACCATGTCAAATGATTCTTGCATTGCACTAGCATAAGAGCCAATGAGTTCACCAGTATTTACAGCGTTTGCCACTATTGCGTTACGAGCATTTTCTAAACGTTGAGCCAATAAAGTCTTTTCCATGATTTAATTCCTTTTCTAACATTGTTAGATTTAAGAGGTATCTAACATTGACCTTTACTTCTCTGTTGCATGGTTATATTATAACACAAAATAACCCCTAAAGCAAATTCTTTGGAAACAAAAATAGGGCTATGGCTAACAATGTTAGAAAAGGTTTGCAGTAACAACCCCATGACCCCAAAATTAAAAAAAGGAATCCTAAGTCCCCTCTACTCAATAATTTGCACGTTAGATACCTTCGTTTAAGAACTTTGTGCTATTTGTGTTACATAGCTACAACTAGGTAGAACTTGGCTTCTTAGTCGACTTGGCCCTCTTAAGCCCGCACGTCGTGGACCCGATGTAATCGGCAATAAGTACTTAACCCCCCACCCCCTATCAAAGTATCCACAAGCACATGCTCAAGGTGCTCATAGAAACACACCCCCTATCTTTTTTATTTCAATACCCCCAGGGGGGTATATTTTTTTGTAAAATATCTGACATATCAAGGGGATACCATTTTGCTATGAGTTCTTGGCTGATTATTGTGACGGGATTAATCTACGCTTATATAGCTGCGGAGCAAGCGCTCAAAGGCAATATGGGTTTAGCCTGCATGTACTCAGGATATTGTTTTGCCAATTACGGCGCCTATCTGATTGCTACCAAATGATTGAAAACCTAGTCAAACCAGTACCACTAAACAACGACGTTGCAGTAATAAAGATATTGCAGCTGATGGGCCAGTTAACGCCCGAGGATATAGAACACGTTTTAAATATAGTCAATCAAGTCTATAAGGTTGTAGGGCAGAAAGAAGAATGAGTTTTACGATCATGCAGCATGATGGCATGAAAGTGATTCAGTGGTTTAGTACGATTGATAGCCTGATTCAAAGTATGCTTAATAACCCTAACGATAGGTACCACAGAAATGACGACAATCATCGGTGACTGGGATAAGAAGATACTGGTAGCAGATAGTCAGTTCACGGATTCTGATTCGGGGATTAAGTACTTTGAAGAAAAAGTATTTGCAATAGATGGTGGCTGGATGGGCGTAGCTGGTAACTACGTGGATGCCGAGAAGGTCTTAGATTACCTGGGCAAGAAGAGCAAAACAAAACCAAAACTAAAATCGGACAGCTCCTTTCTCAAGCTAACTAAAGATGGATTGTTCTCCTGTGGGGACGACCTGGAGTGGGAAAGAATCAGATCATTTATGGCAATTGGGTCTGGAGCCATGGCAGCAGAAGTCTGTATGCGCATGGGGTTGACAGCGGAAGAATCGGTAAAGTGGGCATGCAATGTAGATGCAAACAGTAGCGAGCCAATAAAAACATACCGCTTAAACGATGCCGTATAAGGACCCAAAAGTTAAAAAAGAAAAACAGGCTGGATATAGCCGAACGTACTATTCAAAGAACAAAGACAAAAGCAAGGTAGCAACCAAGACCACTAAGATTAAAGAGCGACTAAAGTGGTACATCTTCAAAGCCACGCTTAAGTGCACGGCATGCGGGTACAGCCATATAGCAGCAATGGACTTTCACCACGAAGACCCCAGTACAAAATCAGGCAGTGTCCACCAGTTCATATCTAACGGACAGTTCGCCAAAGCCTACGAAGAGATTAAAAAATGCATAGTCCTGTGCGCTAACTGCCATCGGATACACCACCACGACGAGCGCCTTAAAAGAAAAAGTGCATGAAACTTTAATAAAAAATCATGCAAAACATAACCCATAGGTACCAAAACGGAACCTTAATTACAACCCATAGGTATAAAAAAGTTTCCCGAACGGGCAATTCTGACGAAAAAGTAGGCAAAAATAGGAAAATCTTCCCGATCGGGGTTTTTTGTAAAGAAAAGTGTGGGCGATTGTAAAGATGTTGCAGCGCAACAATTGTGTGGTATACTACACACCATACACACCACTAAGGAGAAACCCTATGTTTACATTTGATGAGCAGTACAAGAAGTTTGAGCAAGTCCTTAACCGTACGCAAGAAGCGTATGACTTTTGGGTAAGCTGCGTGTTGTCAACAGCCAAAGAATTTTTTAAAGTAAAATAACAAGGCTTAGTCACGTGAGTCACGTTGGGGGTGTACGTGCATCAAATCACCCCACCTAATTTATTTGTTGTGTTATATTTCGTGAAACTGGATTAACTCCTGCTAACAATTTATGACCGTACATATAGAACCAACCAACGACGTTGCGATTCCGTATCACCCAATCGACGACAAGCCCAAAGACTTTGTCGAGGCACTCGGTATTGCCGTAAACACCCAAGAAGCAATTGAGCAATTAGGTGCAAGCGTTCCTGAGATAGACCCTGAGAACTTGGGGAAAACCAAGACGCTTATCGACCAGGCGCTAAAGAGTAAAGATGAGAAAGCACTAAACAACCCGATGGCAGCTTATGCTGCTAAAGAGTTCCTACGTGTATACACAGCAAGACTTGCGGTGGATGTCAGTGATGTCAGGTCAGCGCTTACTAATAAACTACTAGAGTTAGCCAACTGTGGGGACCCTAGGTTTGAGCTTAAAGCCCTAGAGTTACTGGGCAAGCATAGTGATATCGCACTATTTACAGAACGCTCAGAAGTAACGGTTAACTATAAGAACTCTGGTGATTTAGAGAGCGCGATCAAAGAGCGCATCGGGCGGCTACTTAGAAGTAGCGCCGTAGATGTAGACGTCAAGAATGTCTCACCCAGTTCAACCCATGCCTTAGACGAAGAGTTTGGGCCAGCTATAGATAGAACAAATGACAGCGACAGCTGAAAAGTTAACACCCGAACAAGTAGAAAAGGTTGTGGCTAACCTGTCTCTAAGGGATATCCCTAAGTACATACACTTGTTCCCAGAACACGAGCAGGCAAGAATCTTAGAAGACTTAGAACTTCTAGATACATTCAAAACCAAGGAAGAAGCTACGGTGGACTTCTTGGCATTTGTTAACAAAGTGTGGCCTACATTCATAGCTGGTAAACACCATGCGGATATGGCCCGAGCATTTGAAAGGGTGGCTAAAGGTGAATGCAAACGGCTTATTATTAATATGCCTCCACGTCATACAAAAAGTGAATTCGCGTCTTATTTGTTACCTGCTTGGTTTCTGGGTAAATTCCCACAAAAAAAGATTATTGAAACAGCCCATACTGCAGAGCTTGCTGTTGGATTTGGACGAAAAGTCAGGAACTTGGTCGACTCAGAAGTTTATAAGTCGATATTCCCAAATGTTGGATTGCAGTCTGACTCTAAAGCGGCTGGACGTTGGGCGACTAACCATGGTGGAGACTATTTCGCTATCGGTGTTGGGGGCGCTGTTACGGGTAAGGGCGCGGACGTCCTTATTATTGACGACCCACATTCAGAACAAGAGGCGATCTTAGCCGAAACTAACTCGGACATTTACGACAAAACCTACGAGTGGTATAACTCAGGACCTCGTCAACGTCTGCAGCCAGGCGGGGCAATTATTATTGTTATGACACGGTGGTCTAAGAAAGACTTGACTGGTCAGGTATTAAAAGCAGATGCCCAGAGAAACGGTGAAGGCTGGGATGTTATTGAATTTCCAGCACTTTGGGATGATGACACCCCGCTTTGGCCTGAGTTTTGGAGCCAAAAGGAATTGTTTGCACTGCGGGAAGAACTTCCAGTATCTAAGTGGATGGCGCAGTATATGCAGAACCCCACTTCGGAAGTCTCTGCAATTATTAAACGAGAGTGGTGGCGTAATTGGCAAGAAGATACCCCGCCCCCATGCGAATTTATTATCCAGTCTTGGGATACAGCCTTTCTTAAAACCGAACGAGCTGACTATTCTGCATGTACAACATGGGGTGTTTTCTATCAAGATGACGATACAGGGCGCCCACAAGCAAATATTATTGCTTTAAATTCATTTAAAAGACGTATGGAGTTCCCCGAATTAAAGCAAAAAGCGGTAGAACAATACAAAGAATGGAACCCTGATTCGCTTATAGTTGAGGCAAAAGCATCAGGTGCGCCCCTTGTTTTTGAGTTAAGGGCTATGGGTTTGCCCGTACAGGAGTACACTCCGTCAAAAGGCAATGATAAAATTTCTCGTTTAAATTCAGTTGCAGATATATTTGCATCTGGTAGAGTATGGGTACCAGGAACACGCTGGGCAGATGAGCTAGTGGAAGAAGTTGCGTCATTTCCGTCGGGCGAACACGACGACTTAGTGGACTCCATGAGCCAAGCCCTGTTAAGATTCAGGCGTGGTGGCTTTATTCGTCTGGAATCAGATGAAGAAGATGAACCAAGAGAATTTCGTAGGAAACAGCCCTACTATTAAGGATAAATTATGGCGATGGAAAAAGGTCTTTATGCAGCCCCTATGGGTATGGACGCTATGGCAGAGGAAGAAGCGCCATTAGAGATTTCCATTGAAGATCCAGAGTCAGTTGAGATAAACGCAGGGCCCTTAACTATAGAAATTAAGCCTGACCAAGAGTCAGAAGATGACTTTAATGCTAACTTAGCTGAATATATTGACGAAGATGAGCTCCAATCGCTGGCAAGTGACTTAGTTAGTGACTTTGAAGACGACATTAGTGCCCGTAAAGATTGGATGCAGACATACGTTGACGGTTTAGAGCTGTTAGGTATGAAAATTGAAGATAGAAGTGAGCCTTGGGAAGGCGCATGCGGTGTATATCACCCATTAATGAGCGAAGCGCTCGTTAAATTCCAATCAGAAACCATGATGGAGACGTTCCCAGCCGCAGGCCCAGTCAAAATTGAGATCATTGGCAAAGAAACGCCAGAGAAAAAAGATGCAGCAGAGCGTGTCAAAGAAGACATGAACTACCAGCTTACGGATGTGATGAAAGAATACCGTCCAGAGCACGAAAGAATGTTGTGGGGCTTGGGTTTAGCAGGTAATGCGTTCAAAAAAGTGTACTTTGACCCAGCATTAGATCGTCAAGCCTCTATATTTGTACCAGCAGAAGACATTGTTGTACCTTATGGTGCGAGCAATCTTGATACTGCGGAGCGTGTAACCCACGTTATGCGCAAAACTAAGAATGAGTTACTCCGATTGCAAGCTGCGGGCTTCTATCGTGAGTGTGACTTAGGTGATCCAGTTAATACACTAGATGAAGTAGAGAAAAAGATTGCAGAAAAGATGGGATTCCGTGCAACATCGGATGATCGCTTTAAAGTTCTTGAGATGCACGTCAACTTAGATATTCCTGGGTACGAGCACAAAGACAAAAAAGGTAAACCTACAGGTATTGGTCTGCCTTATGTTGTGACTATCGAGAAAGGAACGTCAAATGTTCTCGCTATCCGTCGTAATTGGCAGCCTGATGACAAAACTAATGCGAAGCGTAACCACTTTGTTCACTACGGTTACATTCCTGGTTTTGGCTTTTATCATTTTGGACTTATTCATCTTATCGGGGCTTTTGCTAAGTCAGGAACTAGTATCCTCCGTCAGCTGGTTGATGCAGGAACCCTTAGCAACTTGCCAGGTGGCTTTAAGACCCGTGGATTGCGTGTTAAAGGAGATGACACACCAATAGCACCAGGAGAATTCCGTGATGTAGACGTTCCAAGCGGAACAATGCGCGATAACATCCTGCCGCTACCATATAAAGAGCCAAGCCAGACCTTGTACCAGTTAATGAATCAAATCATTGACGAAGGTCGCCGCTTTGCAGCAGCAGCTGATATGAAAGTATCAGATATGTCTGCTAACTCCCCAGTTGGGACTACATTAGCAATTTTAGAAAGAACATTGAAGGTAATGAGCGCAGTTCAAGCTCGTATCCACTATTCAATGAAGCAAGAGTTCAAGCTATTAAAGAACATTATTGCTGAATACACACCAGAAGAATATTCATTTGAACCAGAAGAAGGTAGTCGCAGGGCTAAGAAGTCTGATTACGATTTGGTAAACGTTATTCCTGTATCAGACCCCAATGCGGCAACCATGTCGCAAAAAGTAGTGCAATATCAAGCTGCTTTACAACTAGCTCAGACTGCCCCACAGCTATATGATTTGCCACTACTGCATCGTCAGATGTTGGATGTGTTGGGGATTAAAAATTACCAAAAACTTGTGCCTACTCAAGAAGATAAGAAGCCAGCGGACCCAATCACCGAGAACCAAAACATTCTCATGATGAAACCAGTCAAAGCTTTCTTGTACCAAGACCACAAAGCTCACATTGCAGTACACATGGGCGCAATGCAAGATCCAAAAATTATGGGTCTGGTTGGTCAAAGTCCTATGGCACAACAAATTGGCGCAGCTATGCAAGCTCATATTGCAGAACATCTTGGCTACGAATATCGCCGCCAGATGGAAGAAATCATGGGCGCAGAATTGCCAACTACAGATGAAATCAACGAAGACGGAATACCACAAGAGATTGAGGTTCGCGTCTCGCAACTAGCAGCGCAAGCTGCACAACAACTTCTCGGCCAGAACCAAGCTGAAGAGAAAGCTAAGCAAAACGCTCAAGCAGCGCAAGACCCACTGATCCAAATGCAAATGCAAGAACTGCAAATTAAGCAACAGGATCTGCAACTTAAGCAGCAAAAACTTCAGATTGATGCGGCAGCAAAAGCTGACCAAATCCGTGTTGAAGAGTCTCGTATTGCAGCCCAGAAAGAAATTGCTGGAATGCAAGTTGGAGCAAAAGCCGCCAAAGATAAAGCCCAACAAGAGTCAAAAGACAAGATTGAGGGATTACGTCTTGGTGCTGATATAGCGCATAAAAACGCAGACCTTCAACAAAGAAGGATGGAAGGTAATAGAAACAACCAAAACAAGGAGAAATCCAATAAATGATGGACAACACGCTAGACGTATTGCTTAGGCAATATCGAGACAAGCGCTCTCAATTAGCTGACGCCGTTTCCAGTGGTGCAGCTAAAGATTTCGCGGAATACCGCGCTATCTGTGGTGAAATTCGAGGTCTTCTCACCGCAGAGTCTTACCTATTAGACCTTGCTAAAAATCTGGAGAATTCTGATGAGTAGTATTGATTTAACACAAGCTGTAGACCTTGGCGCTTTAATGGCTAAGTCGCAGGAGGAAAAAGCAAAGCAGCTACCTAAACCGCAAGGTTATAGAATTCTTTGCGCAATCCCCGAAGCAGAAGAAGCCTTTGAAAGCGGCATTATCAAACCTGAAGAAATGCGCAGGCACGATGAGCTGTTAACTACAGTGCTATTCGTAGTGGACTTAGGGCCAGATTGTTATCAAGATAAAACGCGATTCCCAAATGGACCATGGTGTAAACAAGGCGACTTTATTTTAGTTCGCCCAAACTCAGGCACCCGCCTAGTTATCCATGACCGTGAATTCCGCATTATTAACGATGACTCAGTGGAAGCGGTAGTTGACGATCCACGTGGCATTAAACGTAAGTTCATTTAAGGAGAAACACTATGGCTGAATTAGACCAAGAAGAATTTAAATTCCCCGACGAAATTAAGGGTAAACCCGTAGATACATTAGCAGAGGGCGGCGATTTTTCATTAGAAATTGAAGATGACACCCCTGTTGCCGATAAGTTTGCAGAACCCCCTCTTTCTAAAGAAGAAGTCGAGGAGTTAGAAAAAGACAACCACGAAGACTATTCTAAGCGCGTAAAAGACCGCATCGACAAGATGAAAAAGGCTTGGCACGACGAGCGCCGTGAGAAAGAAGCTGCATTACGTGAGCAACAAGAGGCTATTAATCTTGCTAAACGCGTGATGGATGAGCATAAAAAGCTCAAAGAAGCCTATTCCACAGGTGAAAAAGAGTACATTAGCACCTTCCAAAATGCTGCCGATCTTCAGTTAGAGATTGCAAAGCAGGCATATAGAGAGGCTGTTGACTCTGGCGATACCGATAGAATGGTTGAAGCGCAAGCTAAATTAACTGAGGCCAGCCTCAAACAAGATAGAGCTAGAAACTTTAAACCTGCCCCACAAGCTGAAGAAGAGACTTTTGAACAGGCTCAACAGGCATACCAACAACCAGCCAAACCACAAATTGACCCTCTTACTGCAAAATGGTTAGAAAAGAATACGTGGTATGGGCCAGATGAAGAAATGACAGCGTTAGCATTAGGAACGCACACAAAGCTTGAAAAAGAATTTGGAAAGAGTTATATTGGTTCCGAAGAGTATTTCAAACGTATAGATAACACTATGCGCAAACGTTTTCCCGAGAATTTTTCGGAAGAAGTAGAAGCAGTAGATACGCAGGCTGGGGGCGACAGGCCCAGTCAACGCGCTGAAACAAAGTCGGCACCAGTGGTAGCGCCAGCAACGCGAAGTACAGCGGCTAAAAGAATCGTACTGAAGGCTAGCCAAGTAGCATTGGCTAAAAAACTTGGCTTAACCCCTGAGCAATATGCTCGTGAAATGCAAAAACTGGAGGCTTAAAAATGGCAACAAATAAACTTGCTCGCGAATTAGATACCCGTATGACGGCAGAACGCCCTAAGCAGTGGCAGCAGCCAGAGTTGTTACCTGAACCAGATAAACAACCAGGGTACGCATATCGTTGGATTCGTACTTCAACACTAGATCAGAGCGATGCTCGCAACTTGTCAGCCAAGTTACGCGAGGGTTGGGAACCTGTATCAGTAGAAGAACAACCACAATTTTCACTGCTAGTTGATCCCAATAGTCGCTTTAAGGACAAAATTGAGATTGGCGGGTTGTTACTTTGCAAGACTCCAGAAGAGTTTGTCAAACAGCGGAATGCACATTTCCAAAAACAGACAGATGCTCAGACGTTGGCTGTAGATAACAATTTAATGCGCCAAAGCGATGCTCGCATGCCGATTTTTAAAGAAGGTCGGTCTGACGTATCATTTGGTAAAGGCAATTAACTAATCAGGAGTTTTTTATGGCATACCCAACAGTATCAGGTCCTTACGGACTTCTGGCCAGAAACGAGATTGGTGGTCTACCATATGCAGGATCAACTCGTATGATCCCTATTGCATCTGGCTATGGCACTAGTTTGTTTTATGGTCAAATTGTTCAGCTATCCGCTGGCACATTGGTGACAGGTTCTTATTCCTGCGCATCTTCTCCAACAACCCCTATCGCTGGCACCATTGGTGTGTTTGTAGGTTGTGCTTACACTAATCCAAGCACATTACAACCTATTCAATCACAATATTGGCCTGCAAGTACTGTCGCTAATGACGCAATTGCTTATGTAATTGATGACCCACGCGTAGTATTTAAAGTAGCAGTAGGATCACAGGGAACATCATTGTCTAACACCTCTGCAGGTGCTGGCTATATGAACCCACAATTTATCGGTACTAACGTATACCCATTGTCTGGCGCAGGCGGTTCCACCACTACTGGTGATTCCTTAACCTCCGTTTCTGGCGGTGTTGTATCTAACGGTACAGGTAACGTACGTGTAACAGCCGCTGCTCCTTTGCGTGTAGTTGGTGTTGTTCCTGATACTGTATATGCAGTCACACAAACAGCTTCTACTTCTGGTTCAAGCTCTACGTTGACTCTAACTGCAGCTAACAGCAACATCCAAGCTGGTATGCAAATTAGTTCACCAAGCGGTACTGGTGGATATAGTGGTAACTATGTATATGTAACAAACGTGAATAGCACAACTGTAACTTTAAGTTCAGCTGTAACAATCGCTTCTGGTACTCAAGTTACTTTCCTCGGCTATCCTGAAGTATTGGTAACATGGAACGGAAATTTCCATAGCTACAACAATACTACTGGCGTTTAATTAGGAGCTAAATAATGGCTATTTCACGCGCACAACTACTAAAAGAGCTCTTACCTGGACTGAATGCATTGTTCGGATTAGAGTACGCTCGCTACGGCGAAGAGCACAAAGAGATCTACGAAACAGAGACCTCTGAGCGTTCTTTTGAAGAAGAGACCAAGCTTTCTGGCTTCTCCGCTGCACCTGTTAAAAACGAAGGCCAAGCCATCGCTTATGACAATGCACAAGAAGCATGGACTGCTCGCTACAACCACGAAACTATTGCCCTTGGCTTTAGCTTGACTGAAGAAGCAATCGAAGACAACCTCTACGATTCTTTATCTGCTCGCTATACAAAGGCATTGGCTCGTGCTATGGCTTACACCAAACAAGTTAAAGCTGCTGCCGTTTTAAACAACGGTTTCAACCAAACTTATGTTGGTGGTGACGGTACTTCTTTGTTCTCCACAACTCATAACTTAGTTTCTGGTGGCACAAACAGCAACACTCCAGCTGTTCCAGCTGACTTGAACGAAACATCATTGGAAAATGCTGTTATTCAAATTGCTGCTTGGACAGATGAGCGTAGCTTGCTAATCGCTGCTAAACCTAAGAAATTGATCGTTCCACCTGCATTGCAGTTCGTTGCTACTCGTTTGCTCGAGACAGAATTGCGTGTTGGTACAACTGACAACGACATCAATGCTATTAAGAACAATGGTTCGATTCCAGAGGGTTACACCATTAACCACTTCTTGACCGATTCCAACGGTTGGTATTTAACAACTGACGTTCCTAACGGCATGAAGCATTTCGTTCGTGTACCACTCCAGAACTCTATGGACGGCGACTTTGATACTGGTAACGTACGTTACAAGTCTCGTGAGCGTTATTCATTCGGCTGGTCTGATCCACTAGGAATGTACGGTTCCCCAGGAGCCTAATGTTGTAAAAGAAAGGGGGCGTAAAAACCCCCCTTTTTATTTTTTTGTTGTAAGATTCATATATCGCGGGATTAACCGCTTATTAGACTGCCCCGCGCAGGCGCATACAAGACTAATAAGTTCAACTCTGTATGGAGAATATTATGGGATTAGCTACACATTTAGGCCCTTGGCTATTGGGCACTGTTAAAAACACTACTGGCACTACTGCTGGCACAATTCGCAATATGGGCGCTACTGTTTGCACCCAAACAGGCGTAACTACCGTAAACGACACTACTGCTACTACAGAATTTGTGTTGCCAGCTGGCTCACAGATTTTAAGCTTTACTGTTGATATTACTACCGCTTATGCTGGTACTACAGGTAATACCATCACTATTGCAACCTCTACTGGTACTACATTAGGTACTGTTGGTGGCGCTACTACAACACCTTTGTCTGTTGGTCGTGCAACATTTACCATCACTGGTGCAAGTATTGGCACGTACGTAAACGTAGGCTCATCTGACGTTCTAATCCAAGCTACTTATGCTTGCGCTGGAACAGCTTCTGGTGGTGCAGCTACTATTACTTGCCAATACGTAGTTCGCCAAGGTGACGGTACATACGCTCCTACAGCTCAGCAGGCTTAATTAATCTTCGGGGGTAGTACAAACCCTACCTCTTTTTCAACTTTAGGAGATTAATTATGATGCAAACTGACGTTAAATCGGCTCACGCAAGTGCTGCTGGTACGCTTTTTAATGGGCCTACACGTTTAAAAGGGCTGATTATTTGTCCAGCCGTAAGCACTGCGGCTACTATTCAGTTTAAAGATGGCGGTTCATCTGGCGCTGTTTTACTAGAAATTGATATAGCAAGTAATTCAAACCCAAATACCTACACCTTTGATATTCCTGGTGAAGGGGTTAGATTTAGTAGCACGTTATATTTAGCTTTAAGTGCATCTGTAACAGGCGTAACCGTATTCTATGGCTAAGAAAAAAGGCCCCTCTCTCGCTATTGGTAGAGGCGAAAAGCTCCCTGTATCTAAGGGGGCTGGTCTTACTGCCAAAGGTCGTGCTAAGTATAATGCTGCTACAGGTTCTAATCTAAAGGCCCCACAGCCCGAAGGCGGACCACGTAAAAAGTCGTTTTGTGCTCGCATGTCTGGAATGCCTGGACCAATGAAAGATGAAAATGGCAAACCTACTCGTAAAGCAGCTAGCTTAAAAAGGTGGAAATGCTAATGACTTTAGATGACCAAACCAGAATAGAGCTAATACAGCTTGTTAAAACCGCCGTTAGCGAAGCAGTTGAACAGCATCCGCTATCTCAAGAGGAAGTGCATTGGGTTAGGATGGCAATTAAAGCTGAAGCTAACAGAGCTGAGTTTCGTAAAGCGGTTATTGAAAAGACTCTAGCTGGCTTGGCAATAGCAGCGTTAGTCACAATAGCTGGAATATTTATGAGTGGTTTTAGAGGATATTTAGGAAAGTAAAATGCCTAGTACAAGTAAAAAACAACACAACTTTATGGCTGCCGTTGCCAAGAACCCAGCTTTTGCTAAGAAGGTTGGAATTAAATCCTCAATTGGTGAGGAATTTTTAACTGCCGACAAAGGCAAGAAATTTAATAAAGGTGGATCTATGAAAAGCGACATGAAAGAAGATATGAAAATGGACAAAAAGCAAGACGTGTCCATGATTAAAAAAGCTATGAAACAGCATGATGCTCAAGAACATAAAGGCGGCAAAGGCACAACATTGAAGTTAGCTAAAGGCGGCAGCGCCTCAGCACGTGCGGACGGTTGTGCTACTAAAGGCAAAACCAAAGGCACAATGATCTCCATGTGTGGCGGCGGGAAGATGTAATCATGGACTTTATTAAAGACGGTATTAGCAATTTAAAAGCTATTGGTTTTGGTGCAGCCGTCCCTGGGTTGCGGGATAAACTAATCAATATGATTAACCCAGACGAAGAAGCAAAAAAAGAAGAAATGCGTCGTATTGCCCAAGAAGAAGTTAGTAATGGCAAAAAACCTGCAATGGCTAGTGGCATGAAGAAAGGTGGCAAAGTTAAATCTGCCTCTGCCCGTGCTGATGGCTGTGCTATTCGTGGAAAGACAAGAGCATGAGACCAAGTCGAGGTATGGGCGACATAGCCCCATCTAAAATGCCTGGTGCTAAAAAGAAAGCACGTAGGGATAATACTGACTTTACTCAATTTAAAGAAGGCGGCAAAGTTGGCCTATACGCAAATATTCATAAAAAGCAAGCACGTATTGCAGCTGGCTCTGGTGAAACAATGCGTAAGCCTGGGGCTAAGGGCGCGCCTACTAAAGCGGACTTTATTAAATCTGCAAAAACAGCGAGGAAGAAATAATGAACTTTGCGATTAGTTGGATATTTAATTTATTCAAAAAACCACAAGTTGAAATTGTGGTTTCCCCTAAAGAGGATAAAGATTTCTTTGGTTTGGATAGACCAGTTAAAAAACCAGCTGTAAAGAAAACACGTGCTTTACCATCTAGAGCAACTAGAACTAAACAGGCTGTTGGTAAAAAAGCTACAAAAGTTGTTAAAAAGGCTACTAAATGAGTACTACTGGCGTAACCACATTTAACCTAGATATGGGCGACCTTATCGAGGAAGCTTTTGAGCGTTGTGGTTCACAGGTGCGTACGGGCTATGAGTTTAGAACTGCCCGTCGTAGCGTCAATATGATGACCATTGAGTGGGCAAACCGTGGCATTAATCTTTGGACTATTGAGCAGGGTCAAATCCCTATTAACATTAATGCTGGGCAAATCAGCTACCCAATCCCAGTAGATACCATTGATTTCTACGACCAAGTAACCCGTACTGGTACAGGACAAAACCAAGTTGATATTAACCTTACCCGTATATCAGCTGATGATTACCTCACAATACCTACTAAAAACGCCACAGGGCGCCCAATTCAAGTTTGGATAGATAGGCAGTCAGGCAACGTCGATGCAACGGCTACAACCACTTTAGCTGCGGCTGCAAGCGCAACTGCTACTACTCTAACTGTAGCTTCTACGGCTAACCTGCGTAGTCAGGGATATATCAACATTGATAACGAGACCATTCTTTATCAAAACATTGGGGCTGACTCTAATGGGGTCTACAACCAGCTTTTAAATTGTTACCGTGGGCAAAACGGCACTACAGCTGCAACCCATTCAATAGCTGCCCCAATCTACGTAAATTACCTGCCAAACATTAATATCTGGCCTACTGGGGTTCCTGGACAGCAGTTCACTGTTGTTTATTGGCGTATGCGTCGCCTGCAAGATGCGGGCACTGGTGTGTCTACTCAGGATATCCCGTTCCGTTGGATTCCTTGTATGGCAGCTGGGTTGGCTTTTTATATGTCCCAGAAGATTGTAGGTATGGACCTCTCAAGGGTTCCGTTCTTAAAAGCGGAGTACGAGGAACAGTTTAAATTAGCTGCAGACGAAGATCGGGAAAAAGCCCCGATTCGGTTTGTGCCACGCAATATGTTCTATTCGAGGTAATTGTGCCTAGTAAGTTTGCTTCTGGTAAGTGGGCAATAGCGGAATGTGATCGTTGTGACCAGCGGTACATGCTTAAAGAATTACGCATCCAAGTATTGAAGACAAAGCCATATAAGGTTAAAGTTTGTAAAACTTGTTGGGATCCAGATCAGCCGCAGTTGCAGTTAGGTATGTACCCAGTAAATGATCCACAGGCTGTACGGGAACCACGTCCTGATGTATCCTATTATGCATCTGGTAATACTGGTTTATATACGTCGCAGACTGCTAGTAATAACACCGCAAATGCTGGTTATCCTAGCGATGGTAGTAGACAGATTCAATGGGGTTGGAACCCTGTAGGTGGTGCAAGTAGTTTTGATACTGTTTTAACTCCTAATGCTTTAGTGGCTATAGGGCAAACAGGAACCGTAACCGTAGTAACAACTTAGGAGTTTATTATGACATTCAAAAAAGGCGCTAGCGGTATTGAGTCCAAAGGCAAAACTAAAGGTAAAAATTTAGGCGATTCAGGCCCAACGGCTAAAGTTCAAACTGGTGGCAAAAAATCTGCTGGTGTAACTGGCAAAGCTATGAAAGCTGTTGGTCGCAATATGGCACGTGCGAATAACCAAAGAGGTCGTTAATCATGGCTAAAAACAACAAGCCTGCTCAGGCTTATGATGAGCCGCATAAAATGAGTGGTGAACAAACTAACGTTAATACCTATAGCGGGTATGAAGCTGGCGCTAAAGTTATGGAAAAAGAAAATATTTCTGTAGGCGGTATTAGCAAAGGCAACTACGCCCCTATTAACCCATACGGTGTGGGTGTTATGCGTGGTTATGGCGCTGCTACTAAAGGTCGCAAGATTAGCGGGAAAATGGGCTAATGAATTACGAAACGTTATATAACTCAATTCAGTCGTACGCTGAGAACACTGAGCAGTTGTTTGTAGCAAACATTCCTGTATTTGTACAGGAAGCTGAAGACCGTATATATAACGCAGTTCAAATCCCATCTTTACGTAAAAACGTTACAGGTACCATGACGTCAGGTAATCAGTATATTTCTTTGCCAGATGATTGGCTCTCTAACTACTCGATTGCGGTTATTGATTCAACCAATAATTACAACTACCTTATTAACAAAGATGTTAACTACTTACGTGCGGCTTACCCAGCTGTAACTTTAACTGGATCTACCTACCAAGGTACTCCTGGCGGGGTTCCTAAATACTATGCTCTATTTGGTGCTCAGTATTCTAATGTCAATGAAATGACTTTGATGGTAGCCCCAACCCCAGACCAAAGCTACACAGTAGAGATGCACTATTTCTACTACCCGCCCACAATTGTGCAAGGTCAAATTGCTACATTGGCTGGTACGTTTAGCGCAGGGGCGCTATATACCAATGGTGTATACCAAAACGTTTTGTTAACTGGGGGATCTGGAGCTAATGCTACAGCGGATATTGTAGTAACTGGACAGACTGTTACTAGCGTAACTTTAAAGTTTGGCGGCAATTTCTATGTTGCTGGCGATATTCTTTCTTGCTCTTCACTAGGATCTACTGGATCAGGGTTTACCATTACTGTAGCTACAGTATCTAACTCAACTGGTAGAAGCTGGTTAGGTGATAACTATGACCCAGTACTGTTTTATGGAGCAATGCGAGAGGCTATTATCTTTATGAAGGGCGAGCAAGATATGGTTGCCTATTACCAAAAGATGTACGAAGAAGCTATTGCACAGCTTAAACGTCTTGGCGACGGTCTTGAGCGTGGTGATGCATACCGTAACGGTCAAACTATATTGCAAGTTAATTCATGATAGTTCAGGGCCAAACTACCGTATTTAAACTAAACCTTTTAAAGGCTTTAGAGAACTTTGCCGTGGGTACCCCCTACACATACAAGATTGCTTTATATACTGCTTTTGCTAACCTAGATAGCGATACTACTGCCTACACTACTAATAACGAAATTACAGGTACTGGGTACACGGCAGGGGGTTTAGCTCTAACTGTTATACCGCCAGACTTTAGTAACCCAGATCAAACAGCTTTTGTTTCATTTTTACCCGCTATTTGGAGCCCAGCGTCCTTTACTACTAGGGGTGCATTAATCTACAATAGCACTACTGGGGCCGCTGTTTGTGTGCTAAATTTTGGTAGCGATAAAATAGCAACAAATACATTTACAGTGCAATTCCCAACGGCAAACGCAACAAGTGCCATTATTAGAGTTTCTTAGGAGAAATTATGAGTTCTGAAATTACAAAATTAGGCGATAGCTTCGGGGCTTGTGCTTCCTACGGTGGTGGTTCAGCCGAGACTGTTGGCTTAGAAGGTGTATACGTTGCTACGTGCTACGACGCTAATGGCGTTGAAAAGTGGTCTGATACATTTACAAACTTAACTACAAACGTTGGTCGTAAGAATCTAATGGACTCTTACTTTGCTAACTCAGGTGGCGGTGCAATTGTTATGGGTCTTGGAGGCGCTAATGGTTCTGGTACGTTTACTCCTGCTTATGCTGATACTCAAGCTAGCCATGCTGGCTGGTTTGAAGTTGGTGGCGCCAATGCCCCAACCTACTCTGGAACCCGTAAAACTCCATCTTTCTCAGCAGCAACGACAGCGAATCCCTCCGTTCTGTCAACCAGCGCTGCGGTGGTGTTTAGCATGACTGGCTCTGGTACTGTGTACGGTGCGTTCATTAACGTTGGTGGTTCTACAGCGATTGATAACACTACAGGTACTTTGTTTAGCATCGGTGCGTTTACGGCTGGTTCTAAGACGGTAACATCTGGCGATACTATTAACGTAACGTATACACTCAGCGCTGCTGGCTAAGGAGCCATAAATGGCCTTGGTCTTAAAAGACAGAGTACAAGAATCAGCTACCGCACCAGGTACAGGCACAGTTACGCTTGGTGGTGCGGCTTTAGGCTATCAGACCTTTAGTTCATCTATTGGTAATGGCAACACAACCTTTTACTGTATTGCGGATCAAGGCGGAGCAAAGTGGGAAGTAGGTCTTGGTACTGTAGGTGCAGGTACGCTTGCCCGTACAACTGTTTATGCTAACTACCTTGGCACTACTGCCCTAGTTAACTTTAGCTCTGGCACACAGACTGTATTTGTTACTTACCCAGCTGAGAACTCTGTCAACACAGACGCAAGCAACAACGTCACATTACCAGCACGATTCACAGTACCTAACGTAACCCTAGCTACTAACGCTAATACAAGTAACTTAGTTGTTGGCGGGGCATTAGGTTTTACCGATACAGGTCTGGCTTCTAATTTTGTTGCAACGCACCCAAGCTACTACCAAGCGGCTATTCAGAACTTATCTAGTGGCTCTTCGGCAACGGCTGAGTTTATTGCTTACAACGACACTGGGACAGCAACAACTAACTACGCTACGATGGGTATTAACTCATCTGGTTATGTTGGTACAGGCGCTATTAATGCGCCAAACAATGCTTACTTTATTTCTGGCAGCACCGATATTGTTGTTGGTACTATTTCAAGTAATGCAATTCACTTAGTAACTAATAGTTCTGCTACTGATGCTATGACTATTAATGCGGTTGGTGCGATTGCGTTTAACGGCGTATATGGTACGGCTGGTTCAGTATTAACAACAAATGGTTCTGGCGCTCCTCCTACTTGGGGTTCTTCTCCAGTTGATGATGCGTACTTCTTATCCTTTATGATGGGCTAATATGGCAACTTATTCAAACACCTCGTTCGTAGCCAAAAACGTTGGCATATCCGCAGTCAATATTATTACTAGCGTTGCTTCTGGTACTGTGGCTATTTCTAGCTGCATCATATCTAATACTTCAACTGCGCCGATTACTACTTCGGTTTACTTGACTCGCTCTTCTGTTAACTACTATTTGGTCTATAACGCTACTGTGCCTGTTGGCGGTTCGCTTGAAGTAATCCAAGGCAACCGTGTAGTGATGAAGACTAGTGATGCTCTTTATGTTCAAAACGGCAGCGCCTCGTCTGGTGATTGCATTGTTTCTGCTTTGACTGCGACCTAATATGCCATATATCGGTAATACAGTTCAGAACCAAGGGTTTACCCCAGCCATTGATTACTTTAGTGGTAATGGTGTAACTGTAACTTTTACTTTGACACGCCCAGTATCTTCTGTGGCGCAGATGATTGTTGCTGTTGATAACGTCATTCAAAACCCAAGTTCTGCATTTACTGTAGCTGGTAGTGCCATTACATTTACTTCTGCTCCGCTATCAGGCACAAATAACATCTGGGTTGAGTACACCAGTTTAATTACTACCTACGCTGCTATCTCCCAAGACCCAACGGTTATTGGTGACATTACTACTACTGGTGGTGGCTTACTCTCTACTGGCGACTTTGGTAACGCATACCTTGCTGGCACGATTGTTGACTACGTTACAGGTACAGGTCGGGTTACTGTAGGCCCATCAGAAGGCATAACGCTGTACAACGGCGGTACTTCTGCTCGTGCTTCACTATTAGCTTTGACCGCTAACGGCGCTTTAGGTGTTGGAACAACTCCTTCTTATGGAACTGCGGGTCAAGTATTGCAGTCTAATGGCCCTAGTGCAGCCCCTAGTTGGATAACTGTACCTTATACAGCAGACTATTTAATTGTAGCTGGTGGAGGTTCTTGTAAGGCAGGAGAACACGCTACAGGCGGTGGTGGCGGAGGGGCTGGTGGAGCTATTGACGCAGCGATTTCATTAATTTCTGGAAACACATATTCAATAGTTATCGGTGCTGGTGGAGCTGGAGCTGCTGGAGGTGGAAATGGAAACAACGGTAGTAATTCAACTGGGTTTAGCCAAACTGCTATAGGCGGCGGAGCAGGGGGAGCTTATCCAGGATACACAGCAAATTCTGGTGGATCAGGCGGTGGCGGTGGATACACCTCTCCAAATACTCCTGGTTCTGGAACTACTGGTCAAGGTAGTTCTGGCGGATACGGTCTAAATTCTAGTGACCGTGTTGGCGGCGGCGGTGGTGGTGCAGGTGGTGCAGGTGGAAGCGCTAGTGGTAGTAATTCAACTGCTGTTGCTGGTAACGGTGGTGTAGGAATTAATTGGAAATCGCTAGGCACATATTACGCTGGTGGCGGAGGTGGTGGAGCTGCGCCTTGGACTGAAGGTGGTAAAACTGCTGGTACAGGTGGATTGGGCGGTGGCGGTAATGGAGCAAGAGCATCTTCTCAAGTATATCTTGCGGGCGCAAATGGTTCTGCCAACACAGGCGGTGGAGCTGGAGGTAGTTCAGTTAATGGCCCAGCTGGCGGCTCTCAAGACAACCAAGCAGGAGCATCTGGTGGCTCTGGTATTGTAATTATTCGTTACCTCGGATCTCAAAAAGGCACTGGCGGAACTGTAACTTCGTCAGGTGGATACACTTATCATACATTTACATCATCTGGTACATATACAGCTTAAGGAGAAAACATGGGACATTTTGCAAAAGTAGTTGACGGTAAAGTTACACAAGTGATTGTGGCTGAGCCTGATTTCTTTAAAACATTCGTAGATTCAAGCCCTGGTGAGTGGATTCAAACATCCTATAACACCATTGGCAATCAGCATACTCAAGGTGGCACACCATTGCGTGGTAACTACGCTGGTATTGGCTACACATACGATAGAGAAAACGATGTGTTTATCGCCCCAAAACCATCTGAAGACGCTACACTAAATACTGATACATGGCTATGGGAAGTTCCTGTAGTTGAAGAGGCTAAATAATGCCAATCAGTCAAATAGGAACCAACGGAATTGCGGATAGCGCAGTTGTCGCAGTTGATATTGCTGCGGGTGCTGTTACTTCTGCAAAGATAGCTACTGGCGCTGTTGCTTTAGCTACTCAGACTTCTGGGGTACTACCGTCTGCATCTTTGCCTACTGGGTCTGTTTTGCAAGTTCTTCAAAATCAAATTGGTACTTCAACTATTGGTACATCATCTAGTAGTTTTGTTACTACAGGTTTTGGTATTTCAATAACACCAAGAGCAACTACTTCAAAAATTTTAATAACAGTTGCTGGCGGAGGAGCTTATATGGGTACATCTGCTTCAAGTACAATGTATTGCACTATATACAGAAACTCTACAAATTTAAGTAGTACTAATTTTGGGTTTGAGCGAGTTTCAACTCCAGGCGGTAGTTGGGTACTTACACCGCATTCAATGTCAGTTTTAGATAGTCCATCTACTACATCTTCAGTTACATACACAGTATATTTTCGCTCGCTTAATGGAAATGAAGTTCAGTTTAGTGCTGACGATAGGGGTACTACAACAATTACAGCCATGGAAATAGCGGGTTAAATATGCCATACATTGGAAACCCCATATACCAATCGGCTTTTGTTACCGACCAATTTAGCGGTAACGGCTCTACTACGGCTTTCACAATGTCGGTGGCTCCTGCTGGGACTACTAACGTACTTGTGGTGGTATCTGGTGTAGTTCAAGACCCATCTACTTATGGTGTAGTTGGCAACACGCTTAACTTCACAACTGCTCCGCCGACTGGCACAGGTAATATCTCATGCCGCTATCTTGGTGTTCCAGTAACAGGCGTAACTACCACAGCTTACAGAACCGTAACGGAGTTCACAGCTACAGCAGGACAGACTACATTCACACCGCCTTCTTACACCGTGGGATTCATCAATGTCTACCTTAATGGAGTTTTGCTGGGCAGCGCTGACTATACTGCTTCTAACGGAACTACTGTTGTTCTTACTACGGGTGCTGCGGCTGGCAATCTTGTTACTGTAGAGTCCTTCCAAGTCAGCTCTGTAGCCAACGCAATCCCTAATGCTGCTGGCGCAGTAAGTTCTTCTAATATTGTGGATGGTGCTGTAACCCCAGCTAAATTAAGCACAGGCGGTCCTGCTTGGAATTCGTCTAGTCAAGTTAGTATTGGTACTAGTAGCCCAAGTTATAACCTTAGTGTTATCGGAAATGCAAATGCTGACCAAGGAATAAAAGTACAAAACACAAACAGCGGCGGTACTGCTTATAGTGAAATTTGGATCGGTAGCAACACAAACGCTAATCAAACTGCTATTTTTGTACCTTCAAGTGGAAACAGCAATTGGGGTGGGGCTGGCAGTTTAAATTTATACACAGCTTCTGCAACTCCAATTACATTTAATACAAACGCTACTGAGCGTATGCGAATTTCTGGTACTGGAATTGTAACAATGCCTTACCAGCCAATATTTCATGCACAAAAAGACAACGGAGCACAAACTGGTGGTGTACAAATTACATTTAACGTTGTGCTTACAAACGTTGGCTCAAACTACAGCACTTCTACATCTAGATTTACTGCTCCCGTAGCTGGTACTTATCATTTTTACGCATCCGTACTAGATAATGGTTCTGCTGGAACCCACACAGGACCAAGGGTTGGTTTACGTGTAAATGGATCATATGTACAAAAAAATCAAAACTTTTACGATAGCACAGCAGCATATTTTGATTTTGTGCATGTAGAGGTAACTAAAACGCTAGCTGCTGGTGATTATGTTGATTTGTTTAATGACAGCGGACAACCAATATATGGTAGTGAAGCGGTGTTTGGTTATTTTGGTGGCTGGTTAATAGGTTAATTAGGAGAAATAAAATGGCAACATACACAATTACACTTTCTGATGCAGAAAACAAAGCTCTAGGCGTAGTGGCATTTAGCCAAGACGACTGGATTCAAAACGCAGTTCATGAGCGTTGCCGTATTGCTATGGAAGAAATTATTGCTGCTGAAGTTCAGCGCTTATTAGGTGAAGGCAAGTCAATCACAGGTTCTAAAGATGACATCGTGATCGCTGCCCCAATCCAATCTGCCGCAGAACGTCAAGCAGAAGCACAACAGGCGCAAGCTGAACAGGTCTAAAAATGACACAAGCAGCTAACTTAGGCGCTCTCGGTACTAACGTAAATTCTTCTGGAAACCTTGCTTCGCCTACATTTACTGGGCAAGCCACAATACCGACTATTAATTTGACTGGTGGGCAAATAGCTTTTCCAGCAACTCAAAACCCTTCATCTGATGCAAACACACTAGATGATTATGAAGAAGGCACTTGGACACCTACTTATATAGGAAATTCAACCGCTGGAACAACAAGTTATAGTGCACAAATTGGTTGGTATACAAAAGTAGGAAACCTTGTAACTGCTGGGTTTTATTTAAATTTTTCTTCTGCAACTGGAACTGGAAATGTGAATATAGGTGGGCTTCCATTTTCGTCTGGAGGCGGCAACACTTATATAACTGGCTCTTTAATGACGGGAAATATTGATTGGCCCAATGGATACACAATGGCTACGCTTTATAAAATTCCAGGTACTTCGTATTTTGAAATTTATTGTTCGGCAGATAATGCTGGTTGGACACAATTACAAATGGAGCCAGGTGGTGAAATGTTAGGCGGTTGCACTTACCGAATTTAAGGAAAAATTATGTTAGAAAAAAAAGTAATAATCGACAAAATTGAAGTAGTAGAAAATGACATTGTTCAAGTGCGTCAGGCTACAACTATCCTTGAAGATGGTAAAGAACTAAGTAAAAGCTACCATCGCTGGACATTAAACAAAGGCGATGACATTTTCGAGCAAGATCCTAAAGTACAGGCTGTATGCAACGCAGTTTGGGGTGAATAATGCCATTAACTAAAGTCCAAAGTGCAATGATTGGTGGGGGCAGCTCTGTAGCGTTTGCTCCAGAAGTACCTATTTATTTAAACACCCAAACAATTTCTACTTCTTACACAATCCCTACAGGTTCAAGCGCTATGTCTGTCGGGCCAATCACAATCTCTTCAGGCGTGAGCGTCACTATTCCGTCTGGTTCACGTTGGGCTATATTATGAGTTCGGTAAGTATTGCTGGAGATACCAGCGGTTCGATTCTTCTTGCTGCACCTTCGGTAGCTGGTTCTAGTACGCTAACGCTGCCTACTACTGGCGGAACTATTTTGGCTACTACAACACCAGGCACTATTCTGCAAGTAGTTGGCGCTACTTATGCAACAGAATCACCAACTACAAGCACAAGCTATGTAGCTACTGGTTTAACCGCAAGTATTACCCCAAAATTTTCTACTAGTAAAATTTTAATTATTGCTAGTTTTGGGTGTTATACAACAGATAATGGAAAATATTCTATTTTTAGAAATACTACCAATGTAGTTGCCGCTGGTTTAGGGCAGTTAAGAAGTTCTGCTAGTGATTCAACAATGACTTTAACCTATTTAGATTCTCCCGCAACAACATCAGCGACTTCATATACCGTTTATATGAGATGTAATTCCACAGGCACAACGTATATAGCTTTAAACAATTGGACTTGCCAAATTACTTTGCAAGAGGTGGCAGCATGACAACAACAATCAATGCCTCAACCTCGTCTGGTCTGGTTACTACACCTGACAACTCAGGCGCAATAGCGCTTCAAAATAATGGTACTACTGGGCTTTTATTAAGTTCTGGGGGTATTCCAACCACCCCATTACGCCCAGCTTTTTATATTCGTAAGACAGGTTCTCAATCTGTTGGTAGTGGTACAACAGTAACTTTTGATACTGCGGTTACAAACATTGGATCTAACTATAGTACAAGCACAAATTCTTTTACTGCGCCAGTTGCTGGGTTTTATAGTTTTACAGGAAAAGTATGGATTAATAGAAACGGACTTGCGTATGTAGCATTTACTCCATATATAAATGGGTCTGCAATTGCTGGTGGTGCTGGGGCATATACTGACGCATCTGGAGTAAGTTCAGGAAATCTTACATACATTGTTACTATTCAATACTACCTAAACCTTAATGACGCTTTTTCATTTAAAGTTGAATGCCCTGCTGGTAGTGTAATTATTGATAACTCAGGCTACTTCTGTGGCTTCTTGGTGGGGTAAATTATGGCTTTAATTCTAAGTGGCGATACTGGGGTTCCAGCTAGTGGCATGCCTACGGGGTCTGTGTTGCAAGTACAACAAACCGTAAAAACAGATACTTTTTCCACAACAACATACGGTTCATGGGTGGCGGTTACTGGTTTAAGCGTTTCAATTACACCATCAGCTAGTTCAAACAAAATTCTAGTTTCATATAATATAAATGAGTCAAGTGACAATACTATTTGTTATGCAACCATAGCTAGAGACGGCACGATTATTGACGCAGCTCGTGGCGCAACGGCTGGAAGCAGACCTAGAGTAACAACTGGCGCAAACTATGGAAATTATCCAACAATTGATATTGGAAATTATTCATTTAATTACTTGGATAGCCCTGCAACTACATCATCAGTTACATATCAAATTTATATATTTGGAGCGGTTTCTGGAACAACTTACATTAATAGAAACAACAGAGATAACGATGGGTCAGGATTTGACCCAAGAGGTGCTTCAAATATAACTGTTATGGAAATCAAAGCCTAATGTTCGGAATCAGCACCTTTGCTCAATCGCCTTTTGCTTCATTAGGTGGGGTTGCTTACCCAGTTGACATAGCTGAGACCATGACCCTGACGGATGTGTATGCCAATGCAATGGCATTTA